TTGCTGCTTTTATATCTTGATCCAAGCTTGTTATTCTATCTTCACCTAGCATTGTCAGGCTGATATTGCAAATACTGACTATGGTTATGGCTTGACCCATGATCCCTCCTGTTTATTATGTAAAAATCCTGCGATTACTATAGAATAATATATATGAGGGTTGAGCTGAAAAACAAAACTTCCGAAAGCGCACAACCCTATAATAACAAAGCTACTTACAAAAACCATGTTCAACCTTTGAACAGAAAAAGACAAGTATATCATATAGCCTATTGAGGTTAGAAACAAAGCCAAACCTATAATCCCGGCATTATGGGCTAACTCTAAGTAATCGTTATGGGCCTGTCTGAACTTACACTTGTGCTTCATAAGATGTAAGTAAAGGTAACTCCCCATGCCCCGGCCTGTGAGTGCCTGGTCTTCTTTTATTTCGCTGACTATATACTTCCACTCTGTTATTCTTCCAGATGTTTGTAATAATTTAGTCTTATCCTTGACACCATATCCTATCAAAAGAACTATTATAGTAAGTAAGACAGCCGCGGCCCTTAACTTATAAACAAAAAATATATAAAATAAAATACCTCCGGTCATAGCCCCTATACTCATAATGCTTTTGGTCATTATGACTGCGGTCCCCATAGCTATAACGAATACCCACTTTTTTAAGTGTATCGCAAAGGGAACTAACATGGCGATGAATGAGGCTACTATGGTAGGGCTTCCTAAAGTCCCTCCAAGATGCGGTTGAGTAATACATAGGACGTTGTCTATCTTCTCTTTATAAAACTGATCTAAGCCAAAGAATTGGCATATAACATATAGACTCATTACAAACCCTACCCAAGACATAACCTTAATCGTAAACATCTTATCGGGTACAGTTAGCTTCATAGTAGATACGCTTATTAACATCATGGAAAAGACTGCTATATATAAGTAAGGTTTCCAAACGTGGAAGTTAGGAATCAAGCACAGGTCTTTAAATATAATCTTAGGTGAAAAGAAATATCCTACTACTAAGTATCCCAGAAAGATCAAAAGCCATATATTTCTAAATGGCTTCATCTTCCCCTTATAGAAACAAATCAAACTTAAGGCTAATGCGAAGGCCAAAGCCAAGGCCATCTTCGGGTCTCTGGTATTATACTCAGCCCACCAGAAGAATGGCACACACACTAGCCCTAAGTTTAATATGATTTTAGCTATCATCTTAGTCGCTAGCACCACCGTCTACCCAAGCTTTCTCTCCCATGCCTGTTACATACCAAACTGTGCTTGCTCCTCGTAGTGTAATTGAATCACCAGTATTTCCTGAAGATTCCAACCTATCATTAGCGTCTAAACCTGCTGCACCTGCTGGTGAGTACATAATTGTGTCTGTACTTTGAGGATCAATAAAGATTCTTTCAGTTCTATTCGTAGCTCCTGCTAAAGCTATATTTCCATCAACAATAGTAAACTCTAAACCTGTAGCCGCTGTAGGTAAAGTGATCTTATTGTCCCCGTTAGCTGTACAGATAATCGTCCTTGGTGAGTCTGTGGTCGCAAGAGTATCTGTAGTTGACGATAGAACCTCTATCGTACTTCCTGTGGTGATTGTCTTTAACCTACCTACGCCTGTAACTGTAGGCCCTACGAAGTTTAACGTAACCGCTGCACCTCCTATTTTCGTACCGTCTTGCTGTGTTTCAACCTGAGCAAAAGCAGGACTAACGAAAAGCAAGAGAGCAATCATGGCTAGTAAAAATGTAACTTTCTTCATTGTCTCTCCTTTATTAAGACGGCGAGATCATTAATATCATTTTAATAAGAGTGACCCCGCCGCCACGTCACTCTCATTAGTCTGCTGTGTAGTATACTGCTAACTCAATAGTACCCGTTGCTGCACCTGCCCCTGTGGTGAGTAGAATTTGCCTAGTAGTAGCTGTAATTACATAATCTCTACCTGCTATTGTATCAATTCTACCAATAGTCTCTGCTGCACCATGATCTGTAGCTGAGTAATATCTTGCTGCTGAGGTTGAATCCCCTACTGACAAAGTTGTGTTATTAGTTAAGTTATCGGTATGAAGCACAATCTCCTCTACCCTAGCCCCCACAGGAAGCTCCTCGCCCATCTCAATTGTAGAACCTAGCACCAATCCTGCTGCTTCATAAGTGTCAATCATAACCTTAACACGCCCGTCAGCCAAACCCTTAGCAAGCTTTCCACTAGCTCCGGCTGCGTCAATGATTGTCTTGTTTACTCCTTTTACTGCGCTCATTTAAATCCTCCTGTTATTAAAAGTTATTATTCTGAGCAGGCTATCTGAACGATACGATCCTCTTCCAATCTTACTGCTCCAATACTTAAACTCATGAACACTTGCCATGCGTAGTTTTTGTCAGGCCTTTCGTCTATCCTTGCTGAAGCTTCTTTCTGAATCGCTAACTGCATTGCGGCTCTATGGTAACAATATACGCCCCTGTTAGATGTTCCACTAAGTACAGGTAACCTTGAGGATGAGATTCTAATGAACTTAAACCCTAACCAAGTGTCTACTTGACCTTGAACCAATGTTTTAACTGTGTTGAAATCGCTTGAAGTTGATTCTGTAGTATTAAGTAAGTCTGAAATCTGGGCAGGAGTACATACACAGAATCTGTCATCGTCATCTACATCGAGATTATCCAATACTTGCTTTGCTTCAATAAGCTTTGCTTGGGTAAGTCCAGTACCTCCAACTGCGATAACATTAGTCGCAGAATCATTAGCGAAAGCTTGAGAACCTGAACCAGTTTTACCAGTAGAAGCAGAAGCAACGTAAGCGGCGATTATAACGTCATCCATCTGGCGTCCTGCTGCCATAGCTGCTGCTTGAGCGTAATCGCTCTTTGGGTCCACAATCATATTAAGCTGGTCTTCCTTGTCGAATAAGGTATTGTGGATGAAATCCCTCTTCGCTACTCTGCGTCTCTTGTGGTCTGGGTCAATGATCGGTGTGTCCTGGTGTCTGGAGACTTTCTCTTGCATAGTTGTCGCACCAAGCTGATCATAGAACTTGTATTCTCCTACGAAGTTAGTATCTACTTTGACCGAAGCTCTTAGCTTCGTCATCTTCTGCTGAACTAGCTGTGTGATCGTGTCAACGTACTGTTGTACAAAAGCAGCGGTTACAGCTCCCATAATTAAAACCCTCCTAGTTAAAGATTAGATTATCCGTCTAAACGGGTCTAATATGGTTTGCTGGGCCTCTTGCGAGGTTATCCGGTTGCTGACTTTGCGGGAGGCCTTTCGGTTGTCTCTACCACAAAGTTATATATTTTACGGGCTATATCTATTACGCCTTCTTTCTCTAGCCCTAACCTTGAACTCGTAGCAACGACCATCTTAGCGCACTCTACTCTTAATTGACAATCCTGCCATTCAGTTAGTCTTTCCCTCATTCCTTCACCTCTGGATAGGCAATCTGATAGAGCATCTTCATGTACTGGATTGCGTCCTGATGACCTTTATGGGTATCGTCATTATGAGCGTGTTTAGGATCATTTCTTATAGAATCTATCTCTGCTTGAGCTTCGGCCTTACCCATAGTTAAACTGGTAGCGGACTTCCCTACTAAGGCGTCCTCGGTGAAGTTCTTTGCTATATTGGCTAACATCTTAATTACTGTAGGGTTGTTTCCTTGTCCCTTATCCATCCACGCTAGAGCCTCATCTCCGCCGAACTTGGTTAATACTTTCTTAGCACCCTCTAGGTTCTTATCAAAGTCTCCACCCCACTCTGCTCTTAGTTTAGCCTCTGCGTCTACTCTCTCTGTCTCTACTGTCTTATCATAGGCTGCTAGTGCCTTCTGTTGGCGTTGGAGATCAAACTCTTGTAGAGACTTAGCCATGCTTTTACTTAGACCGCTTTTAAAGGCGAAGTCTTTAAAGTCCTTCTCTGCTACTGCGTCTACCTTGATTCTTGCGTCTGAACCCTCTACGGGTTTAATAATCTCATACCCATCTTCTGTATCGGGACGCCCTAGAGCCTTGTGGAACTCTGCGACCTCCTCTGCTGAGGCACCCTCTTTAGGGATTACCAAAGGATTAGCCCCTAGTTTCTTTTCTAGGTTAATATAGGACTTAACTACATCATTAGGCGTCTTGTCCTTAAACTTCTCTGAGCTTGGATGATTGCGCACATCCTCTTCTAATCCTTCAAACCAAGTAGGTGGTGGCGATGGTGGTGCAGGTGGTGGAGGATCTTCGACTGGTGGATCTCCTTCTGCAAACATTATAGACTTTGGCATTACTAGATTATACAACCAACCCAATGGATTCAAGTTGCCTTCGTAAAGGCTTGAATTACCCATCATAATAACTCCTCTCTTTCGATAGGCTGGTTAACGTCCAACCCCATCATGTTCTCAATAGTGAGAAGCACCTGCCTCGCACCTTCGTTAATGAGTGTTTCGTTTACATCCCTTCTAAATGTACTATTATACTTATAGCATCGTTTCTCTAAGTCCTTTAATACTATAGCTCCCTGCTCAGTACCGAATGTCTGACAGTAGGCTACCTTTAGTTTTTTAAGTTCTTCTTTGATTACTTCGTTCATAGTCCATCTGGGTAAAATTGTCTATACTTTAAGCCTGATTTCTTCAATGCCCCTTTGACTTTCTCAAATCCGCCCTTCTCGCTGTCTATTAGATTATCTATTATGTAGTGTAATTGCTTCTTATGGTTAAATGACAAGTCAGCTTTCTTGGTCCAGGCGTTAATGGAATCGTTCAATAGTATCTCCTCAAGCCTGTCGATGTCATTGAATATCTTTTTAAGAGCTAACTCTCTAAGGTAATTTAGACTTGCTACACTTTTAAAAGAACCTATTTTAATTAATGTCATTTTGTTTCTTTATAAACTTCCATCAAGGCTTCTTCTATCGTTTCATATCCAGATGTATCATAATATTCATTTTTCAATCTGTAAGTACAAAACCACCAAGTTTTATGTGTTCCTTTTTTATGAACTTTCCATAATCTAATAAGTTTTTTATCTATCTTTTGTAGTAACCACTCTATATCTTTCATTTCTTCAAACTAGCCTCCGCAGCCGCTAAATCCTTAGCTGCCTTACCGACCTCTGCTAGCTGTGCCATCTGTTGCTGTTGTTGCGCCTGTTGGGCTTTGATCTCCCTTATCTTACGGACTTCTATGTCGTCATTAATAATCTCTGGGTCGACTGCATTAACCTCTGCTATTTTATCCACTACCTTGTCACCGTCTACCTTGTCTAGTACAGAGGGTATGAATTGAGCTATCCCTGCTATAGTATTTAGTGTACGCTCTATTGAAGCTACCTCTGCCTGTCTTTGGGCTAGGGCCAACTGAGAGATGTGAGTAACCTCGAACTCTTGCCCTTGTAAGTCTCTAGGTGGAGGAAGTATGTCCCCTCTACGGAATAGTATATTAAACACTCGAATGATTAACGGGTCTAAAACTTCATTGGTAAACCTTCCCACTACTGGCCCTAGTAAAACCATGTTCTCATTTATCCTACGCTGTACCTCTGGGATGGTCATTTGCTTGGTGATCTGCGAGAAGGCCTGGAACAATGGTACAAAGAAAGCCTTTTCTATATCTGACTGTACGTCCCTAAGCATCTCAAAGCCTATGGGGATGTTCCCCTTGGTCTCTATGGGTTGGAAGGCGTCCTTGGCTATGTCCGCTAGTTTATAGTTAGCTGCCGCTGGGTTAAGGTTAAAGGGTAATATGAATCCCTTTTGGGGTAGCATGAACGGAGGGTCTACCATTTTCATAGCCGCTCTGATTAAAGTCTTCTTCTCAGCGTTTAACATCTTAATATCTGATAAGGCGTTCTGAGCTGGACTGAATCCGTATACCTCACCGGTCAACTTATTAAACCTACCATAGACATAAGGGAGTTCCTCAAAGCCGCCCTCCTTGATCTTGTGCTCCTTAGAGAGTTCTATCCATGTAGACTTAAATGGCATATTAATATTAGTCTTCCTACGAGGGTCTCGCTTGTCGTTAGGTACGACACTATGTACGAACCAGACTATCTTAGAGAACTGCTTGTCTTTAATGTGCTTCTGTACCACCTCACCGGCGTCATCACCCCATAACTCAAAGGCTTGTAAAGCTCTTAGTGAGAACTTGCGATGGACTCTATTGATTACCCCTGTGGCGTCTTCCTCAACAAAACCCTGCTCAATGGGTATAGACGTAAACCTTACTTTAAACCTTGGGTCTTCTTCGATAAATATATTACCATTCCCGAAGCAACCTGAGTCGAGGTAGAACTCTTGCATGGCTGAGTCGAAGTTGG